CTCGCCGGAATACGTGGCCGCCAAGCGAGGCGACGATAAACGCATGACGGAAAACTCGCCGCTTTCCCCAAGGGGCAGCCGAGACGCCCTTGCCTGTCTGCCGCGCCCCGAATTCCTTGAGCGACATGAAGCCGCCGGTGGCGGTGATCCGATAATCGAGCGTTGCCGCGCTCGCTCGATGTGTCTTCAACACTTTACGAACCGCGCTGTATTTAGCTCCCGTTTGTTCGACCAGTGCCCGAGCAACTTCCGTGCGCGCCTTGTCGCCGGTGTGATTGATCGCGCGGCTTAGCGCTGGCTTGATGTTTTTACCGACGGAGCGAAAGCGTGCGGCTAGCTTTTCAAAGCCCGCGGTATCGATGTGAACGGTCAGAATGCGTTCGCTCATGATCGTCGCTCCGTTGCGGAACCTAGTCTCGATTTGCGCCTGGAAGGATGTGGAAGGGTGTATTTTGCGCGCTCGCGATCCTTCCATCCCGAATTGCTCTTATTCGTCAAAGCGATTTTCTCCGATTTGGAAGGATGGAAGGATGTGGAAGGATTTTCTCACTATCGACATACCCGCGCACACACGCGCACACGCGCGCTATAGCCGATGCCGCGAAAACCCTTCCATCCATCCACAATCCTTCCGTTCCTTTTCAGATCAAACACTTAACGGCGAAGCCATCCTTCCGTTTTTGGAAGGATGGAAGGATCAATCGAACTGATCGTCTCACCTCCAACATTCTGATCATCACCTCCCGCACTCTTGACATCTCGCGAATCGCCCTTGAATGGCTTCCCATCAAAATCCAGGAAGTCTCCCACTCTCTTCGTGAGCTCGACATCGAGCCACCACATCCCGTTTGAGTGCTTGGATTTGAAACCGTGTTCCTTCAGCGCCATCGCGAGAGCTTTCCGCGACCACGGTTTCGACCACTCCATCGCGCTTGCCTTCGCCCAAACACCGAAAACCGCGTGCACCTCGCTTGACCGCACGCGGCTGCCCGGCGCCGGCCCCGTGCACTCCTCGATGAAACGTCCGCAAGGATCGCTATCGCGAAAATAATCGCCGGTCGCTTCGACAACGTCGGCAGGGAAAATCAACCCATGGTCGAGCCAATCGCGGAGACCGTCGAGCAGTCGATTTAGAATGCCCGATGCTTCTGCGCGTAATTTTTTTCCGAGATCCTGATCGACCCTTTCGTCGGCGACCTTTACCGGCCACGGCACAAGCTTCACGCGCCGGCGAATGCCTCCATCGGCACCGTCGATTCTTGGACAATAGTTGCCTGAGATCGTCAATTTGAACTCAGGGTAAAACTCGAAATATTCTTCACGAAGATGGCGCGCGAGGAGTGGCTCGCCGCCGGTCGCCAATTTGATTAGCGCCTCGGCGAGTTTCGCACCGCGCTCTGGCTCCGATGTTCGCAGATGACGAATACCCGGCAGCATTGCGAGATCAGGCGAAGCCTGGCCGGCGCCGCGGCCGCGGCCGTCGTTGAGAAACGTCTCGATCGGCACTGTCCTGCTATATTCGCCGGCGATGTAAGAGCACACGTCGATTAGCGTCGACTTGCCGTTGTTTCCGCCTTCGCCCCAAAACATGCAGAGCTTTTGCTCGGTTACATCACCTGTGAGCGATAAACCCTGCCACTGCAGCAAGAACCGCCTCATTTCCGGGTTTGGCTGCACCTCCGCTAGAAACGTATCGAACGTCGGACACGCCGCTTTCGGATCAAAGGCGACTTCCGAGCATTTGGTGAGCAGGTCGGCAGGATCGTGCGGCCGCAAGCTGATGTAATCGGAGCCGTCATCCGTCTTGCGAAATATCAGTGTGCCGTTGGCGACGTTGAATTTGAAGGGATCGGCATCGAGCTCCTTCGCGGAAACATGCAGATATGGTTCGGCCTGATCCGCCATCGCCGAGAGTGCTTTGGCTTGTTCGGATTTCCGCCCATGGCTGGCGAGCTGGTCGGACATCATGACCGGCTCCTTGTTCCGAGTAGCGACCTCCACATCGCGACCGCTTTTTCGCAGAGCGTCTGCCTCGTCCTGAATCGCGCGTGCGGTGACGTGCGCGGCGGCTTTGACTTTTCTTCCGAGACCTCCTTTTCGCCCGGCCGCCTCACGGCACCAACGTTTGCCATCCCAGGCGAGCCAGCCGATCGCCGGGCAAAAGCGCAGGCCGCCGCGATTGCGTTCGCGGAAGCGCTCGGCGTTTCCGACATCGGTGTAAGGCAGGAACGCGAGCCGTAAATTGAGGTTGTCGTCCCCGCCGGCATTTCCGGGATCTCCATTTCGCGGCGGCGGCGGGCCATTGCCGCCATCGCTCGCCGAAGGCACGACGGCCAGCGTAGGAGCGCCGCCGGCGCGCGCGGCATTGTGGCCTGTCGCATCGGTCCGGGGCGCAGTCCCAGCGCCCTGGGCGCCGCGGACGAGCCGCAGCTTAGATCGCTGGGCCTGCGGAGCGTTCGCCGCGGCGCTGGCCGCAATTCGCGCCAGCACATCCGCGGGCGATGGCGCTGGCGGGGCGCTCTTGATGATGCCGACGATATCAACTGCATCGGACACCTTTCCGCCTCACGCCGCAGCCCGCAGAAGATCATTGAAGTCCTGCCCAGGCGGCGCCCAGGCGAGACGCACCGCGCGTGCGGGCCGCGCCCACCGCGCTGCGCCGCGCACCAGGGCGCACTCCGTTTTGAGACGATCGCTATCGCCGTCGCCGAGCAGCACCAGGTCGGTGACCGTGTCGGGGATGGCGATCGTGCGCGAGTCCGAGGCTGGCTCTGGCCCAGGGAGGCGCAGCGCCCGGCCGCCGGTCTTTATGCTCGGATGCTGGACCGTCGCGAGCGCCCGGCCGCCGATATTGCCGAGATCGACGGCAGACCAGAACGCAGTGCGAGCGAGATCATCGCCGGCGCGCTTGAGTGCGACCCAAACCGAAAGCACGGTCTCGATCCCTTCGCCAATGATGAGCTGCACAGGATCCTTGACGGCGATAAGCTCGATGTGATTGCCGGCCTTGGAGCCGCGGACCTTTTTCGCCGGCAGCTCGACGCCGGTCTCCGGATCCTTGATCAGCGCCTTGCCGTTCGGCCGGGAAAGATCGAGCCAGGTGGTGTGCAGCCCGCGAAATGTGCCGAGGGCGTCGACGATCGGCGCCAGCATGGCCGGCCCGCGGTGCACCACGAGCGCGTCGATCGCGCCGGTCAGGTAGTAGGGCACGTCATCGAGAAAGCGCAGGTGAGCGCCTACGGGCGGCTCAAGGCCCCTCAGCCGCAGATAGTCATCGACGGGCGTGCCGGCGATTTTCTTGATGGCTCGAAGCCATGTGTCATGGACGGTGCCTCGCTCGCGTTCGCGGAATTCATTGCTCTGATGATCGGCCTTTGCGCGGGCGGCCGCACGTTCCTTCTCGCGCGCTGCGGCTTTGGCGGCGTCGATCTCTTGCGCGCCGCCGAGCCATTCGATCGCCGCGCGGAAATCGAGATCCTCGCGCTTCATGACGAGCTTAACCACGTCCCCGCCATCCACGCAGACGGCACACCGCCAGCCCTCGGCGTCGCAATCGAACGATGTCGAATCCCGCGCCGCGGGATTCGGCGAATGCAGCGGACACGGCCCGATCATCTTCTTGCCGTGTCGGCGCAGCTTCACCCATCGGGCCGCAATCTGGTCGCAAGGGTTACGGTCTTTCAGATCAGCGAGTGCGGCATCGGAGATCATGGTGCTGGCACCATCGGCGCAAGCAGACCTGCCGGCGCAAGGCCGAACACTCTGCGGAAGTTCCGCCAAGTGTTGAAGCCGAGAAGGTTCGGGCGGTCGCCAAGATCGCCCGCGCAACCGGCAAGAGCGCCCGCACGCGCGGCGGCCGATTGTATGCGCGATGCGCTGTGGCGTACGATCATGCGACAAAATTTGTGGAAGGAGGCGACAGTGGCTGCCCCAAGCGAACTATTTGTGCAGATGCAAGCGGGAACCGTTGCTGCGCTTGCAGCCTTTGCGGAAGCACTGGTGAAAGCCGGCGTTATCCAGCCGAGCGCCCTCATCGTTTCCCTCCAGCACGTTTCGGGCGAGGCGATGAAGTCTGAGCTAGGCCCAATCGGACAGGCAACACTTGACGGTTTGATCGCAGCGGTACGCAGGTTCGAGCCAAGGCCGCCCGACAATCGCGGAGGATCGCATTAAGAAATGATGCCGTGATCGCAGTGCGCGGTCGGTCTGTTTTTGATCTCATGGCCCCGGCACCGCCTCCGGCATCGAGAGCCCGGTCGAGCCCGCGGTGCCGACCGAACCGCCGAACACGTTGATCTCGTTTCTGATCGCCGAGATGATCCGGCTGACGAAGCTGTCGGACGGCTCGACCTGCACGTTGACATTCAGCTCCGCGCTGCCCTTGACCTCGGCGGTCACAGGACCCGGCGTCGTCGCCTTGAGATCACTCGGCCATCGTTCCGCGAACGTTGCCGGCGCGGCCTCGGCGGGACGCGTTTCCCACCAACGGGCGGATCCCGGAGGCTCGGCAAAGTTCGGTGTATCGCCACTCAGGCTTAGCGGCATGGTAGCCGCGCCCCACGGCCCCAACGCCGCCCCGGCCGCCTTAAATGGCAGAAGGGCCATCGCGGACGAACGCGCAAGACCGGCGGCGACCTCCCATGCGCTCAGCCCGGCGAGCGCGGCGCCGGCGGCATCAAGGGCCATCGTGCCCTGATCGCTTAAACTACTCAGCCATTGCGTTATCGCATTAATTGTCGGCGTGACCGCCGGCGCAAGGTTCTCCCCGGTTCTTGCTTTTAAGGCTTCTTTAGCCGCCCATGCCCGTCGATCGGCGCCGCCGGGGCCGCCTTCGATCGTAGCAGCGGCCGCCGCCACCGTGCCTTCAGGTATATTCTCGAACTGCGTCTTGACCCGCTCGTATTCCTTCTGATCGGTGAGAAACGGCAACGCCCGCGCGGCGCGGCGCGTTCCCAACAGCGGCTCGATCTGGCCCAGCGTCGGGTGCTTGGCCTGGATCGCCTCGATGAGCCCGGTCACATCGACCTTGGCGATATTCTCCTCGTAGTATTCCTTCGCATCCTTGGTGAGTTGTTTGATAGCTGACTCTTTGATTTCGCCGTGTTTGTCTTTCAAACTGTCTCCAGCGGCGGCGACTACTGCCTTGACGAGATCCTCCTCGCTGTGCATTCCGGCGAGCGCCCCAGCCAGCACGCCAGGCTTTCTTTCCGTCACTTTCATGCCGTGCCGGTGCATGAAGGCTTTGAAAGACTCCGGCGTCAATCGGCCTTCGGTGGTGTATTTGCTGTAGTCGATGCCCATGGCGCCAAGCGCTTCGATGCCTTTCTCACCCGGCGCCTGCAGCTTGGTCAGAAACATGCGCAAGATCTCGCCCGGATCGGCGCCGGTGCGGCTTACCATGGTCATCATCGCCTCGAACGCAGCGGCCGATAATCCGGTCGCTGCCACCGTCGGGCCGGTCGCGGCATAGGCCGCGGCAATCGCCTCCTCGCTCATGCCGCTGAGCTGATGCAGCTTGACCATTTGGTCTTTGAGATGTTCGAACGCGGCCGGGCTTTCCTGACCGAGTTCCTTCAACCCCTCGGCCGCTTCCACCGAATGCTTGGCCACTTGCGCCAGATCGCTGGCATCCATGGCCACGGCAAAATCCTTGGCGCCTTCGACGACGCGCGCCGCGTCGGCTATTGAGAGGCCCATTTGCTGGACTGCCAATTGCGCGTTGCCTATTTCCACATCGGAGAAACGTGTTGCGCCGCGGCCGAGCCGCTCCTGCTGCTCGATGAATTCCGGCGGCGCGGTGGGGGTACCGGCAGTCGCCGCCTGCCTCCGTCTGATGTCGTCGAGTTTCGCAAAAGCCAAATAGCTTTCTTTTCCAAGTTCCTCGACTTTGTGCAGCAGATATCCGCTCGCCAACGTGGCCGCGATTTTGCCCAGCATGGCATCAACGCGCTCCGCGGCGGCATGGACGTTATTCAACGCGCCGACTGAAGAGCTCCCGAACTTGCTTACTCCACCCTCGACGCTGCCGAGCGATCCTTTCAGCTTGTCGACTTTGCCAGCGATGTTATCAAATATCGGGCCGGTAGCGTCGAACGCGGTAATTCGGAGCTCGGAGTCCAGTTGCTGTGCCATCCAGTCATCTCCTTTTGAGAAGCCCACGCTCTACCGCAACACCAATCCAGAACTCGATCTCGCTGAAACTCAGCTCGCCGCAGCTGGCAGCGTCGACGATCCGGAGGTCGAAGACGAGGAGCTCGCAGTAGCGCCGGATAGCTCCTTGCGAGCGCCGAGAAAAAAACCGAGCACGGTTTCCTTGACCGCCATCATGTCGATCAGCGACAATTGCGACATGATCAACAACACGTCGGCCCCTTCCGGTGGAACGATGCAACGCTCGATATAGTGTTTGATCGCGATATCGTTCTCGGCGCTCACCATCACCTTGGCATCGGTGCGCGCGTAGACGAACGGATCGCCGAACAGCGCATATTCACGGCCGTTGGGCTCGCGCACGCCGATGGTGGTGATTTTGCCGCCATGGCCAATGATTGGATCACGCAGCGTGATGGTTACGATTTTCGACATTTCGCGCTATCCTTTTCGCGAGTGATGGGGAAGGAACGGCATTTTGTTCGCTGCAATCCCGGAAGTGAGCCAGAGCTGAATCGCCGCCTCCCGCAGCGCGATCGCATCGACGAGGGAGAGCTCATCCAGCAGCGCCGCGTCCTCGGGCTCGAACACCACGCACCGCGCGACATACGCGGCGATGACCGCGGTGTGTTCCAGGAACAGCAACAGCTCCGATTTCGCTCTAGGCAGCTCATACACGCGGAACATCGGGCCGAGCTCAACCAACTCCGTGAGCGTCGGGGCACGCAACGTCAGCGCCGCGACCTCGCCGCCGCGCCAGGCGATCGGCTTGACCAACTCGATGGTGACGGTTTGTGGCATCGCTCAATGCCCCTTCATCGCCTCGAAATCACGAAAAGGCCCACGCGCCGCAGCAGAAACCCTGGAGAGAAACCGCTGCGGCGCGCTTGGCGCGCTGTCGCACGCGCCAGGCGAAGCCGACACGCAAGCGCACGATCACGGAGCGCGCCCGCTTGTCGTGCCTCGAATTGGTTAGGATGACGGACAATCATTGAATTGGCTCGACCGACGCGATATTTCCCGCGCTGTCCGTCGTGAGCAGGGCGATCGGCACTTTCAATGTGAAGCCGGAGGGCATCGTCGGATTCGCACTCTGCGAAGCCAATGCGTCGATACCAAGCACGACCGGATACCCCCATGTCACGGTCGGAAGATTGGCTGCAGCGAAATCGGGACCGCTGTTCGCGAAGGAGATGGTGTTGGCGGTGACTCCTGTGATTGCGAAGACACCGTCGAAGCCGTTAAAGCCGCCGTTTGGACCGCCGACAGCGAGTGTGCCGCCGACGGCGAGCGGATGCCCGGGAGCCGTCAGGGTTGCGACGTTTGACGCCCGGCTCAACGACAAGGCCGCTAGGGCAGATTGCGGTGAAAGAGGAACCGGCGAGAGCTGCGCGCCGATCAGAGAGATGATCCAAGTCTGGTTTGCGCCCTTGGCGCCGACATCGCAGGCACCCGCATTACTACCGGCGCTGAAAGATTGATCGAGGCGCTTCGTCAACGTGGCGTCGTTCTGCATCGCGAAGGGGCCCGCTTCGCCGGCGAAGCCAGCCCCGACATCGATATCGCGGGTCGGATTGCTGGCGTTGGCGGATACGACTGGCAAACTCATGTTGTTGATCCCCTTTCAATCCCTTAAAATTGCCGGGCGCGACCGCACGCATCGATCCAAATGCCACGGAACTGCTCAAGCGAGCCTGCCACCCGATAATCGTCCTCTCCGGGTGCAAAGCCGGGGATTCTCAGAATCTGTGCGTATGGCGTCGGCGTGATGGGATGCCTGCCGTAAATGGTTCGGGTTTTCTTTTTGCGAACTTTCTTGGTTGCTACGCCCCGGCCGTGAACCATAGAGCCTTCCGGCAGCTCCTCGGTTTCAACTTCTTCCTCGACCGTTTGATTGGGCGTTCCGGGGATCCCGCGCATCAGATGCTCAGACAGCGGCAGCGGCCCCATACCGAGCTTGGCGCGCTTTTTGTTCACCTCGACAATTTGTTGATCGAGGCTCGTGAAGTCCGCGACCTTCTGGAGGAGCTCGAGCACGTGCTTTCGCACTATGCTCGGCGTCGTCTTGACAATTTCGCCAGTACAGGCAGCTAGCCTGTCGCTTTCCCGCAGCACCTGGTCGAGAACCGCAACCTTCTCCGCTTCAGCCCGCGCGGCTGCAGCGCGATCATGGTTACCTTTGGCGATGCTAAGATCGATCTCAATATCGGTAAGTTCCTTCGCGATCGGCGCCAGCGTCTCACGCGTGTCGTCGGGCTCGGGACAGGCCAAACGTGCCTTGAGCTGCGCCTGCCTGGCACCCAAGCCATCGAGCCGCGATTTGGTCGCGGTCTCGGCGCGAATGAGCTCGTCGAGGTTCGGCGAGGAGGCAACGGCTTTTTTCAAGAGGCTCATGATCGCCCTCGGTTGATCTCAGAAATTTCTCAGGGTCGCTTCGCAACGCTGGCATTAGTCCCCTCAATCGCGCCACCGACTGGACGCAGCGGCGTCGATCGCTGCAATGGCGCGCGGTGAAGCGGCAGAGACCCGTGGTGAAGCGGCAGAGACCAGTGGTGAAGCGGCAAGGACGCGCGGCGTTGAGAGCGGTCGGCTTGTAACGTGGGGGTGTGAGCTAACGCCGGCGATCATGGCGCGGATGCGGGGCAGCGCCGGGGCAGCGCGGACCTTGCCGATTTCGGTGATCAGCACGCGCGCCATGGCCTTGGAGAGGCCTACGTCGCGGCTATCCGAGTCGGCGCGTTGAAATTCCTGCAACAGCCCCTGCACATCTGCGGTGCTATCGGCGGCGCCGGCTGCGCCCTTGTAACCTTGGCGCTGCAGCTCGGCCCTAAGCGCATCGGAAAGCCCGGCGCCGGGGTCTCTCGAATTGTACATCTTCGTTCTCCTTCGCGGCCGTGACGCGAGGAGAAGGCCAGAGCGGATCAGCGCTGTCTCTGGAAAAGTACGGAAATCCGTGGAAACGGGTCTTAACTAGCTGTGCCCGCTGCACTTTTGAGGCTCACAACAAGCGCCGCGCGATAAATTTGGACATGATCGCGTATGGTTCTCGGGTCTAGCTTGTTGTGGAATCGCAGTCGGTAGCCCTCCAAAATCAGAAGTATGTCGTTCTTGGTGACCATTCCTAAGGCCAAAGGATTAAGCTTGAGATCGAAAAGCACGATCGCTGTCCGTTTAACGGGTTCTGAAAGACCGAGATCATCAAAGTGCTTTATCAAAGCTGGATCGAGTTCTTTTGAGTCAGCGGCAAGGTGCGTCTTACTCAATGTCCGCACCGCCGCGATTTCCGCTCGCGACCCCTTCATCCCATGCTCTTCGATGTGCTGCTTGCATGCTGCCTTAGCGGCCTTAAGGACCTCGCTGTCCTCAGCGCAAAGCTCAAGATCTCTCAGGTCCATGACGTACTCATAAGCCGGATCCGACTTCTTCCCGATGCCATACTGATCGAGCAATCGGTTGGCCACAACTTTCGCCAAACTGAGCGGTGGACTATCGTTGCCGCTCTTTGCGAGTAGCGCGTATTTCCGGTTTCTTTTTTCCGCAAGCTGTGGCGCTGCGGCATCAAGCTCGTTATTTGGAATCGGCTTTTTGTTGTCCATTTTGCCGCGCCTCCGCTAGGGCGTTCCGCGATTTTAGGTTCGCCGGGCGGTCGCGTGCGGACGCGATTTTCGGGAGCTACCCTAGCCCGACGAACTTCGGATTCTACACCTGACGCAACGCAACCGGAACGCGGTTGTCGGTGTTGTCCACCGGCCCGACCCTATCGTGGCCCGAACCTCGCGATATATGCCGCTATCCAGTCCGTCGCGATCTCATGCTGGGCGGCCTCTAGTTCAATAGCCCCGGCGCATACTTCGTTGTGGAGCTCTCTTTCGAGCCGATCTTTGACGATCGAGTTCCATGGCATCGTCGAGTCCGATTGCGGCCATAGATTACGCGGGCGGTTAGAGCCGCCAAGTGCCAAGGGGATCAAATGGTCGATCTCGCAAGGGCACGGCGGCTCATCAAAGGCCATCCCATACACCTTGTAGATCGCTTTCTTCCGGGCAGATGGGACGTTGCGAATAGCCTTCGTATTGAACGTCGAGGCGCAGATCACGTCCTTCGTCAGCGCCGGATCGGCTAGCCCCGGCGTGATCTTGGGGTCGGGGAGATCGCCCGCCAGTGCCGCCGAGGCGGCCAACAAGATTGCGCACGCGCCGGCGCTGCGCAGCCATAACCGGGCAATCAGCGCGACGCCAATATGCACAGCTGCTCTTCGATCGTGCCTGGCGCGCGTCCCCACCTACCCCGCTCCTACCCTAGCGGCGCGTCCGAAATAACGCGCGTAGCGCGATCCCATGCAATTCGGTCGTTTCCCGTTTGGCGCCGGTCATGAGTGCACCCGCGAAAACGCCGAGATGCAGAGCACCTGCCCGATCGTGCCCATGAAGCCGACCACGACGCCATTGATCCGCACGCCACCATCCGGCCAGGTTCCAGCCGACCCCGCGCCGATCATGTCCCTGACGATCGCCGTCAACAGCGACGCCCATCCGTTGGTGCCGTCGCACGATTTCAGGAACTCGATGGCGTAAGCTTCGCCGGTTTTGCAATCGTCCCCATAGTTGCCGCTCGGCTTCACATCCCAGGTACAGCCGGCGACGCCGATTTTGGCATTGAAGAAGGGCAACGGATAAAGCTCATATTGCGATTTTTGTCGTTTTCGCCGCGGCGGCGGCGGCGGCAGATAGTCTGCGATCCGCACAACGTTGCTCGGCAAGCCGGTCATGACACGCCTCGCGATCCGCCGGCGATCCGCAGCACGGAGGCCGCTAATTCGCGCCCAAGCACAGCGCCCGATCGCCCCACGAAGCCGTACGCGTCAAGTTCGGCCTCCGCATGAGCTGCGAGCGCCCGCGCCTGGATCATAACGCCGATCATCGTCACGGGCTCGTGCTTGCGCACCCCGTATGCCAGCATTTCGATATCGACAGCCGATTGACAGAGTTCGTGAGCTGCTTCCAGCACGCCCGAGCGCTCGATCGCCGCTGCGCGTTCGGCCTCGTACTTCTCGGAAATCTCGATTAGCTTCCAAACTTCCTTGCCACGCTTTGCGCGGCGCGATGCATAGATGTTGCCTCTCGCGACGGCCTCCTTGATCAGGTTGCCCTTGAGAATTTCCCGAGGCAGGCGCGCATATGTTTTGCCGTCCGCGCCGGTGTAGTCGGGCGGCCATACGTCCTTTCCTTCAACATCGACCTCCCTCTCAGCGCATCCCGCCCACCGAACGTGTTCGTTGCGCTTCACCACGAGCTCATCGGGCAACGGCGGGCAGAGAGCTTCCGCCGTGACGCGAGCTTGGCGCTTTCGCTCCGCAGCGGCACGATAAGCGTCGAGAAGAGGATCGATTTGCTCTCCAAGTGCGAGCAGGTTTGCATCCTCAGAGAGCGCTGGACCGGAATGCGGCAACATGCTCGCCGCAGCAATCGCCGGGGGAAGCGAAGCGGCAACAGCGAACACCCGGGCGCCGGCCATAAGTGCGCGACGGCTTAGATTTCCGGAGATTTTCAACATGGCATGGCTCCTAGTACCCGGAATCATTGATGCGCGAAACGTGGTTTGAGGCGTTTTTGATGGACCTCTGACTTGGTCCAGGCAAACGGGGTGGCATTGGTGTTGTAGGCCTTGATGAAGGCATCGATGTGCTCCC